CGTGGCTATACAGGTAGTTTGCCGTTGGCGATAGCTTCTCTAGCTAACCCAGTCTTGCGTGGTGGTGAATCAGGTGAACAGCCTGATACCCGTGGCATATTAAGTAGTGATACCCCGTTGGTCGGTTCTTTCTTCCAAGCTAAGGATGCTAGTGGTCTTGTCAATAAAGCGTACAAGGATATGGAAGAAGTCAACAAGTCCAAGGAAACTTACAAGAAGATGCTGGAAGAAGGTCGTGAGCAGGAAGCCGAAGAATACATGAACGCTAACGCTGACATGATTGCAATGGGCACCATGGCTGGTAAGTTCCGTAAGGTTATGGGTGATTTAACTAAGCAAGAACGTTTTGTCCGTGCTGATAGCGGTATGACAGGCGCTGAGAAACGTGAAGCACTAGATGAGATCCGTCAACAAAAAATCGAAGTTGCCAAGTCTTTTTCTAGCGCACGCGAGTAAACATAACTCCTAGTTTGCCGTTGACTGTGCCTGCTTCGGCTTTTGCCAACATGTTGTGATGAAGGGCGGCGTTTAAGCCGTCTTTCTTTATGTCTGCCAAGCGCAGGGTAGGTACAAAAAAGACCCCCTTGACGGGGGTCGTAATCCAAGGATAGTGCACTTTAACTTTCTTCATCTTCGTGTACTGGACGTGTGATCTGCATCACGTTTACCCTCATGGTAGGACCACGGGTTTTGGATAGCATGTCTTTGCGCAGATATTTAATCTTGTAGTTTGGTAACTTCTCAAGTTGCTCTTTGAAGTCTTTGTAGCCGTAACTCATAGATACGCAGTGCTGTTTAAGTAGTTGCTCTTCAATGTAGTAGTCAACATGTCCGGGGGTAAACCCGTGCTCAACACGCCCAGCTACATCAGTACGAGTTAACGACTGTTCAATATCCCCATTACCACCTAAGCTTGCATCCAGTACACCATTAAGAAACTTAACAACCACAAACTTACCAAAGCGTTCCCGTGTGTAGGCGTTCAGTACATCCTCAGCGTTGCGCTTACTACCGTGAATAATTCCACGTGCGCTGTACACCATAAGGCGAAGTGATTCTACAATGGGTTTGATAGGGATGTCGATTAAGTTAGCATACTTTTTACCAAGCAGTTGTACCATGGTTAGGATGCAGGCATTGCCAGCAGTCCAGTAGCGCTCGTCATCATTGGTTTCAAACTCAGCTTTTAAATGCTCATGGGTCTTAACCAATACTGCCTTAGCCGTATCACGGTTCTGTACTAGCCAGCGAATCAATTCTAGACCAATAACGCCATAGTTATCTTTCAACAAGCCCAGCGTTTTACCTTCTTCGGATGTCCAGCGTAATTTTTTGTTCATCTGCAACTCAAGAATACGGAACATCTCACCTTGCGAAGCGTGTTTGCGAGCGCCTGATAGGAAGTCCATAACGTGGGTATTGGATGAGAGAAGCACAAGCAGTTGCCATGTAGAGGTGTTGATGCGCTCCTCGTTAGAGCCCTGCTTCATGCGGTCTTTGCCCTTACCTTGTGTTAAGTCAAGTAAGAACTCAGGCAACCACTCAAAGTCTTCACGGCTCTTGCTGGTGGTCTCGTCAATAATAAACGGCAAGCTGTTAAGTAAACCCTGACGTTGCTGCGATGCAACAATAGATGTACTCTGAGTTACACGATACCGCTCAGGATGACCAAAGAAACTAGCCGCTAATTCAAGGGTCAACGACTTACCAGTACCCGATTCCGAAGAGCCAAGGTGGTATACACAGCCGTTGTACTTGGTGAAATTCATTAGTAAGCTAGCAGGACCAACCAAAGCCATTGCTAGGATATGCCACTCTTCTTTGGCAATAAGCATATTGAAGACCTTACGCCAGTTGTCCAACGTGCCAATCGGAATAGTAGACTGGTTGATGTTATCTAGCGCTGGTGTTGGTACGTACACTTCTGAACCATCTGCGGACATAATGCGGCTGTTATATACGAATGTTTTGTCAGCTTGCCAGCCACAGTTGTTTGGTACTTTGACTGCCCGTTTGTTGGCACTAATAAACTCTACGCAACCACGGATGTAATCAAACAAGTTCTTATCGTTGCCTGAACCAAATGATGCAATGATGTTTTGGTTGGCTAGCGCTTTGACTGTCTCATCTTTGCTAACGATGGATTTCTGTGGAATCAAGATGTCAACTGCGCCCTCAGGTCGGAAAGCTACTAAGTGAACCAAGTGGTCGCCGTTGTTGTTAAGAACGTCTACTGCAAACAAGTCGTACGGAAGTAGCATTACCTGCTTGCGTGATTTACCGCCTTGTTCGTCTTCCACCATCCTATCCATGAATACACCCCCGCTTGCACCAAAATTAAAGCCTTTGGGTGGCGTTGGTCGAGTGATAGTTTGCGGTGCAATAACCGTCTCTTCTTCTTGTAGTCGCTCGATTACAACTTCTTTCTGCTCATTATCTACCTTGATTTCTCGACCTAAAACCAAAGGATTGGTAAACTTATTGTAATGGGGGCAGGTGGAACAAACGCCGGGGTTAGCTTCGTCTAATTTAAGGCAACCATAGGGCCCTTTGATCGCATGCCACTTCTCATTGTGCCGCTCAATATCATACGGGTGCATGGCAGACAACGCCAAACCCTCTTCTACGCCGTCATCGCAGTGCTTAGCTATACTGAGGATGCCACGCCATAAGGGTTCCATACCATCTTCTGCGGCGTGTTCTTTGTAGTAGTTAATCTGCGAACAAGTCGTGATGTTTTTAAAGTACGTGGCACTATTCTCAATCAGCTTGACGCTATTGGCATTTGGAGCCAGTTTGGGGCGTTGTCCTGGAAGTTGAAGGGCTGGTACCACCTCATAAGCATCCTCGCCTATACGCTCTTTTAATAGGGTAGAGATAGCGTCTAAATTAAACACACTACCCTTGACCTTAATAGACACCTTGCGTGGCTTAGCTTCTTTGTAGTTGTGTGTATCAGGCACACGCAGAATACGGGCGGTATCACCAGTAACCGAAGCATCAATATTAAAGCTATGCTTCTTAGCCAACCGCTTAAGGTTCTCTGCAACAGGTTTCCAAACAGCAATATCTACTTCTTCTTCAAGCGGAAAATACACGTGTAGCCCACCACCGCTAGATACGATCCAAGGTGTACCTAAATTATTTAAGTCCGTGTCACCTAAGAACAAATCCAAAGCAGTAGCCGCTTGCGTTTTGTTTTCGTAATCCTTGCCTTTACCACAATCTATGTCCAAGAACAAAGACCGCATTTTTAAAGCGCTGTCAGCCGTGCGCTTTTTCTTATCATCAAATGTAGCCAAAGCAAAGAATGTGTTGTATCCCTTTCCATCAAATGCCATGGCTGCGTTATATAGCTCGTCAATTGTGTTGACGAATACGTGCTCTCTTTTTGCTGTACTAATTTCTGCGGCGCAATAAACCCCCGAAGTCGGTAGCACAGTCGCTAGGAATTCCTGCGACGTCATGTGGAACCTTTCGAGTTAAATTATTCTTTGTGTAAAGCGCTTTAGTATTTCTTCTTGGTAGGTACGTGTCATCCCCAAAATGTGATCTTTAACAGCTTCTTCGGCAAACCGTATTAGCTCAGCATCAGTCAAAGCTTTAGGGTCAATCGGGGTTACGTGTTCTTTAAGCATTGTCTTAGTGCCTCTTCTGATGATTTGCTGTTTTGTAGAATGTTCAACAAGGACTGTACACGTGTTCTATATGACTGCGTTACTTCTGTACCGCTGAACCAGTTGTATACGGTTTGTCTTGTTGCGCCTGTAAATTTTGCCACTTCAATAACTGGGAAGTCTAAATGGATAGCCCAGCGCCCCAACTGGTTGCCCAGCGTTTTTGGTGCGTTCTTTGTTGTTTGTTTTATTTCTTCTGAATAAGCCATGTTCTTCTCGTTTGGTTGGGGGGACAAGCCCCCCTATCTTTAAAAACAAGTTACGTTGCAGTTACCCCATTGGTCACAACAAGTTGTACAAACTACCATGCGACCACCTTGGTTAATTGTGGTAGTCGAACAACCAGCATAAACAACACTAGATGTCACGACCAACCAAACCGCCAATATTAGCTTATTCATCATCCCACTCCTCAACTGTAGCGGCTAAGCTACTTGTTTTTTTAGCAGGAACTGCGGATGGCTTAACTGCTGGCTTACGCTTCTCAGGCTCGTCAACTTCATCGTCAGCTTCAGCTTTTGGCTCAGCTTTGATAGTTGGTTTTTTACCTTCGAGTTGTGGCGCCTTATCTGCTGGCTTAGGGACAGACATTGTAACTGCCATCTTTGCGCTGGGTGATTGACCCTTATCTACTGCAACTGCGTACTCGTCATCCTCTAACCAACGTACTGGTTGGAAAAATAACTTGGGTACTGCCGCCTTGGTATCAAAACGTAGACGAGTTACTAGGGTTTCAGGGTTAATGTTCTGAGCCGCAAGGTAACGGGCGTACGCTTGTAATGGGCGCTTATCGCCTTCTTCTTTACCAAAAATAGATGTAGCGGCTAACTGCAACTGCATTACATCGCCTTGCATATCATTGGCTAACACTACAGCAAGTCGTTGTGAAAAACGGCAAGCCTTAGATTCGCCTTGTCCTGAGCCTTTTACATTCATTGGGCATGATGCGCAATCGTGTGCTTGAGGCTCTTCGATAGATGCGTCAGGCTTTTCACCATCGGCAGACCAGCAATCAGGACCTTTGGTTTCGCCCTCAACGTATTGACCTTCGTAAAACGTACGGCTGATTTTTGGTGCGGCATTAACAATAACAACATCAAGGTGGCGATCATCTATGGATGTGATCTCTTTACCATCTGCCATTAAACGGAATACACCGCCCTTGATAGAGATACGTTTGCCACCGCCACCACCTGTGCCACCAGTGAGGCTTTTTGCTAATGCTGATAATTCACCCTTACGTGCAAATGCAGGGGTTTGATTCGGATTAAAGTTGGCTAGATCGCCCATAATACATTCCTTTATTTAGTTGGTTTACGTACCGTAACTGCATACTCAGACATAGAATTCAACCCTGCCGGTACAACGCCGGGGTTTTCATCCAAAAACATAGCCATGTTCTTCTGCGCAATGCGCCTTTCAAACAAGTCTATTGCATCGTGCTCTACAACAAACTGCTTAAACGAATCCCAGTCGTCTGTGTAGTAGCGTGTTTTTTGCGACAAAATGATAGTGCCTTCTTCAGTGCGCACCGAGTTAGTTCCTACCGCTAGCATCTGATCTTTCATTGCCGCTTTAATTTCAGTCTTCTTCGCTTCAAGTTCTTCAAGCTGACTCTCGTATTCTTTAGTCAACTCTTGAACCTTTGTGTAAATC